TAACAAATTTTTCATCAGGGTTCCATTGTCCTGCTAAAGAGGCAGCGTAAATTGCTGGATTGCGATTGGCTAAATTAACATTTAAAGGTTTAGGCCCTGACGGATTACCAAGAGACATTATACCTCATTTAATTTATTATAGATAGCCTCATAAGCACCAGTAGTATCATACTGCATCATTCTGTAAATAAGATTTAAAGTATTTACTTGAGCATTTACACTAGGCATAACTTCTCGTCCTGGGTTAGGACCCCAACTTGAACCATAGTCATCAGGTTCATTAATAAATTGCGTTGGTTCTTGAAATGAAACAATAGGTGGAAACTCAACTTCGGGTGTTTCTTCCATAGCAAGCATATCTGCGCCTTGCTGTTGTTGAAGAACTTCCTCACCAGTTGTTTGCCCCATAGAAGACATACCAGAAATATAACGAATAGGCTGCTTAGAAACATTTAAGTCAGTTCGTTTAGACATAGAACCTGTTCCAGATACTTCTTCTCTAATAGCCATTAGTCTTCATCCTCTTCGTCTAAATATTTTTTTACTTCTTCTTCAGATGGTGCTTTATATGATACCCAACTTGGATAAGAAGATTTTTCCATAACAAAACTTAATGCTATATCAGTAGCAAAACCTGCTTTAATTAAAGATTTGTAATATTCATTAAGCCAAATACAATACATTTCTAGCGCTGTGTATTCTTCGTTCTCTACAGTACGGCGTTTACGAACACGTGGCTCTGGTTTCTTTTTACGTGGTGGCATCATTACCTCCGTACAGCAGTTCTGGCGCTAGCGCTAGCCTTACCACCTGCTGTTAAACTAGACAATAATGTTTGCAATGATGGTGCAGCGCCGCTTGGAGAAGCGCCTCCTACTGGGGCGCCTTCGGGAGCAGGGGACAGTTGCTCAACCGCTTGTTCGGCAGGACCAGCAGGAGGTAATTCTTCAGGTTTAAATACTTCTTCAACTGCTTCCTCTATGGTCACGCCCTTAGAGCGTGCCCTTATTACATCAGCAATTTTTTTAATTACCATTGATGGGTCGCCGCCTTGCATAGCCATTTGCGGTATAGCCTGTGTGTAAGCCTGCAATGACTGAACTAATGACTTACGCATATTTTCTATTTCAATTTTTTCTTGTTCCTGTGTTACGTTAATGCCAAATGGTAGTTCACGCATAGCAAGGTCGGTAGAAATTAAACCGCCGCCAAGTGCTTGCAACATAAAGATAAGACCCTGTGCTGGGTTAAGGCCTGCCAACATTCCATAACGGACATCGGCTGAATAGTCTTTCTTAATATCTTTACTAGGCTTGTAGGTAATTTGATATGGGCTACCAGCGTCTACACCACGGATAGTCTTCTCATAGTCAAAGAATTTCTCATCAACCTCAAAACAAACAGAAATAACATCTCGTAGCGCTGAAGCAAAGATTGCTTGAGCAGATTTAACTTGGGTGTCAAACCCTCCCATAAGTGCCTGCACACCTTGTCCTGTGATAATGCTGGCATCAATGTTTCCAGTACGTCCCTCTGGATAACGTGTTCCTAATCTTAATTCTTGCTGTAGTAAAGCCTGCTCAGTAAATGCTCCAGGTGGAATATTTAAATCAACACGGCGTACACCAGCAGGGTTAGCGGTGCGGATAACAGCATCGCCACCCATTTCAAGTTCATTGACATCCGATGGTAGAACAATTGGTGCTTGCACGGACTTCTCCGCTGCTTCCATCGCAAGTAATGCGAACCTGTTACGAAGCAACTGAATACCGAGCACGTCATCAAACTGACCACGCATCTCACTATCAATAGATGGTCTCTTAGCAACAACAACCATCATCTTGCCAATAGGGTTTTTAGCCAAAGATAGCAATAGATTGTTACGCTCAGGAACATATAACACAGATTGTTCTTTGTCGTAATAACGAACAACCTCAATCTGTGCTGTCATATCTGCTCGGTACATTTCTTTACCAAGTAAGATATTTGCGTACTCAGGGAACTGTGAGGCAACTTCGCCTACAGCCATATAGTAACGCTTTGCAAAGGCAATGCAGCGACCATAGCGGTCAAACTCTGGGTAAGCGCCCACTGGGTTTTCTATGCGGATACGCGGCAGCCCTGCTTCTTCGTCCAGTTCAATTATGAAAGGAACGAAACCGAATGTTATGTATACATCGGCTCCTGTATACATTTGGACTTGTAAGTCCGAGTTAGCAAAATAATTAGTAGCAATACGAGTACGGGCATCAGCAAACTTACGAGCGCGGTCATTAGCCTGATTTGCTGCCGAGCAGTTAACTGACGGTAATGGTGCCATAACCTCGGAAAGGTCTCGCGCAACAATATCAATAAAATTGGCAACGACATTGGCATCTACACCTTCAGGAAAAAAATCTGGATATACAGTTGCAATCTGTCCTTTACGAACAGCAAGAACATCTTGTTGGCGCGAATCGCGCTCTGCAGCACGTTGGCGTAAATTCTCAACGCGTGCTGAGATTTGTTCTATTGACAGCATCTATTTCCTATCCATAAGTTTGTTGCCATTGCTCGGCAATTATTTCATCAAGATTTACACTATAACGTTTTTGTGACTGTGCTCTTGTAGCCCAACGATTATGAGCGTACCTTTGGACTACAGAATTCTGTTGCATAAACTCACGACATCTAAGTACACCAAACCACATAGCCATCACGCAGTCAGTCTTGCCTCTGGTCTCAGGCTTCCAAGTAAGTAGTTGTTGTACTAAAGCCTTAAGTCCTTCAGAACCTTCAGTAGAAGGGAGTTCGATAATATTGTTCTTTTGGTGTTTACCATTGACGACAGTTCCGAAGAGCGTTGACATAGATGCGACACCAAAGTTTGTGTCCCATTTGTTTTTTCCAGTGAAGTGAGCATTGAGGCGAACGCCATAAGTTGCCAGCCATTGCTGTAAATCTGTATCGAGGGCGTAGGCTTTTTGGTGGGCGTTGATTTCAACTCTGAGTTCTTGCGGTTTGTATTTCTGGACAAAGTCTTCTATTGCCTGCCTAATCTTCTGTGGGTTTGGCTCTGCCATATTATGGCAATCCAAAATATAAATCTTTCCATCCATCCTGTTGTAAGTCATAGCCACAAACGCAGCGTGCCCAGCACCCATAGCGGGGTCAAACCCAACTACGGTATAACCTTCAACTTGTGTTGGATGTCCAGCAGCGCCAGGTCTTAACAGACCCTTCTTACGCATACCGTTAACAGACCCCTGCACCAACTCAGGTGGGAAAATAGAATCTTCAGTTATGTCTTCTTGCTGGTAGACCAGTGCCCAGGTAGAGGGAGTTACTTCACCTCTGCGCCTTGCTAATGTTTGCCCATCCCATTTCGGGAAGAGTCCTTCTTCGTCAGGTGTCTCATCATCGCCATCCCACGCAACGTCTGACTTGGGCCAAAGCGTGACCCAGTCTTTCGGTTTATCCGCATACTCCAAAACAGCAGGCATACCCATATACGTAAATGGACTCTTACCGCTTGACCAATGCTTTGGGTCGCGGAGTTCTTTGTAGAAGTCGTTTGCCGCAATTCGGGTTCCTACTATCAGTAACTTGCCGTTCTTACCCAGACGGGTAATAACTTCTTTCTGTAGCCAGTTAATCTGCTTTTCGTGCTCGTGAGCATTGGCTGTAGTTATACAGTCATCAAGAATAATTAAGTCAGCACGGGCACCGTAGATTTGACCCCCCATACCGAGTGCCTGAATTGTCGGGTCTTTCTCAGATGAATTACGGGCATCGTTTCCCAAATAGACTGTGTCAACACGCCAGGTATCAGAGTCTTCTTTCCATCCCCCTTCTGGTCCAAAAGTTGTTTGCAACTTCAACCAGCGCGGGTGGCTTAACCTTTGCTTTATCGCGTACACGAATTCCCGTGCTTTGACAAGAGTCTTAGAAACTACGATGATTCTAACATTTGGGTCTAACGCTATGCGGTAGGTAGCGTAATTCACCGTAATCACGGTGGACTTAGCGTGCTCAGGCGGCACGTTTACAAGAAGGCGATGTCTATCGCCAGGCTCGTAAATCATATTGCGGTGGAGCCAACTAGGCTCTACACCCTCCAGTAGGTCAATCCAGTCCTGATGATGGGGAAAGA